GTAGACATTGAAACAGACAGCCTAGATGCTACTACTATTTATTGTATTGTAGCTAAGGACATCGACGAAGACCGCATCTACACTTACAAACCAGAACACGTTCACCACGCCAAGAATCTTATTGAGAGTGCAGACATTGTTATCATGCACAACGGGGTGTCCTTTGATGCTCCTGTCCTCAAGAGATTGCTTGGTGTGGAGATACCACTGGCTAAGATACGTGACACACTAATCATGTCTCAGCTTGCCAGCCCAGTGCGAGAAGGTGGTCATTCACTTGACGCTTGGGGTAAGACACTTGGCTTCGGGAAGATAGACTTCCACGACTTCTCAGGTTACACAGACGAGATGCTTAAGTATTGCATCAGGGATGTAGACCTAACAGCTAAGGTGTATAAGGCTCTTGTCCCTACACTCAAGGGCTTCTCTGCTCGTAGCATTAAGCTTGAGCATCAGATTCGTGCAGTGGTTGACAAGCAAGAACAGAACGGCTTCACACTTGACGTGAAAGAAGCTATGTTACTTGTAGCAAAACTATCAGACGAGTCTCACAAACTTAGAGAAGAACTTCAAGAAGTCTTTAAACCTATTACAGAGATTAGAGTATCTGAGAAGACAGGTAAAAGATTAAAGGATAAGGTTACTGTATTCAACCCAGGCTCACGCCAACAGATTGCACAACGCCTTATGAACTTGGGTTGGAAGCCTAAGAAGTTTACTGAGAAGGGACAGCCGATTGTCGGTGAGGAGATTCTTGAGAAAATCGACATCCCTCAAGCTCAGTTGATTGCTACATACCTCACACTTGAGAAGCGTGTGTCCCAGATTAAATCTTGGATTGATGTAGCAGACGAGAACGACAAGGTACACGGCAGGGTTATGACGCTGGGTACAATCACTGGTCGTATGTCTCACTCGTCACCTAACATGGCACAGGTTCCTGCTGTCTACTCACCCTATGGTAAGGAGTGCAGGGCATTGTGGAAAGTATCTAGTGACGACTATACACTACTAGGTACTGACGCATCAGGACTTGAGCTACGAATGTTAGCACACTACATGAACGACGAAGCCTACACTAAGGAAGTTGTAGAGGGTGACGTTCATACCGCTAACCAAACAGCAGCAGGACTGCCTACAAGGGACAACGCAAAGACATTTATCTATGCCTTCTTGTACGGTGCTGGTGCTGGTAAGATTGGACAGGTCGTCAATGGCACAGCCAAGGATGGTCAGCGTCTGATTGATAACTTCTTAAACAACATGCCTGCTCTGAAAGCACTACGCTCTAAGGTAGACAAGTTGTCTGGCAGAGGTTATCTCATTGGCTTGGATGGTCGTGTCCTTACCATACGAAACAAACATGCTGCACTCAACCTGCTATTGCAAGGTGCTGGTGCAATCGTATGTAAGGAATGGCTTAAGTTTATTATTATCCTAGCCACTAAAGCAAAGCTGGACTTCAACCTTGTTGCAAGTGTACATGACGAATATCAATTCGAGGTACGTAAGGGACAGGAAGAAGCCTTCGGTGCTATTACTAAGGAGGCAATGAAGCTTACAGAGGAATCCCTCAATGTTAATTGTCCCCTAGATTGTGAGTATAAGACAGGAATTAACTGGGCCTTAACTCACTAAATTGAAAATAAAGTGTTGACATTCTATTCAGGATGTGGCATTATACAATCATCGCAACGGCAATAATGCTTAGCGAAACGGAAGCCAAACGGAATCCAAAACGGAGAATATAAGATTATGACAGTACTATCAGGTAAAGTTTATTGGGCATCTATTCAACAACCAAACACAACATACGAACCAGAGTGGGGTTTGGACTTGATTGTGGATGACAACAACCGCAAGGCCATTGAAGCAGATGGACTTCCTATCAAGAACAAAGGCGACGAGCGTGGTGATTTTGTACACATTCGTCAGAAAACAACCCGACGTGATGGCTCAGCCAACGAAGCACCTGAAGTTATGGATGCACAGAAGCAACCATTCGACCAGCTTGTAGGCAACGGCAGTGTATGTAATGTAATGTATACACCGTTTTCTTGGGAGATGAATGGCAAGTCAGGTGTTACACCACTGCTTAAGAAGGTTCAAGTAGTTAACCTTGTTCCCTATGCTGGTGGTAACGCTGAAGACTTTGACGTAATCGAAACTGCTGCCGCTCCTATTCAAGAGATGGTAAGCGACGAGGTTCCTTTCTAAGTAAATAGGAACTAAGCACGGGGGCTGCACTCAGATATTTGGCAGCTGAAGATGGATACGGGACGGGGACTCCATCACCTTTATCAGGAGATTATTATGGAAATTGCACCACTATTAGTTGTCGTATATGCTGGGATTGCAGGGCTTGTAGTTGGCTGGGCTATGCCACGAGGACGCTTCCTCAAGGCTGTACAGCTACGCTTCTTCAAGGGCTTGCATAACTTCTTTGCAGACGAAGAAGAATACATTGCTCACAAGGTACAGCGTATTCGTAAGGCAACAAAGAAGAAGTAATGGCTAAGGACGGACGCACTGATGTCCCCTCGAAAGAGTATAAGGACAACTGGAAAGAAATCTTTGGCAAGAAAAAACCAGCTAAGAAAAAGGACGCATAGCTCAGCTGGATAGAGCAACAGCCTTCTAAGCTGTAGGTCGCAGGTTCAAATCCTGCTGCGTTCGCATCAGGGGGTAACAACATGTTATACACTGTCTACAAAATAACCAATAAACAAAACGGTAAATTTTATATTGGTTGTCACAAAACAAAGAACCCACAGGATAACTATATGGGGTCTGGTACAGTTATAAAACGTGCTGTTACAAAGTATGGGGAAGACAACTTTATTAAAGATATTCTTTTTGTCTTCCCCTCACCCCAAGAAATGTTTGAGAAGGAAAAAGAATTAATAGCAGAATTAAACCCACCATACAACTTACATGAAGGTGGACTGGGCGGTTGGGATTATATTAACGAGAACAGTCTAAGGGCAAGATACGAAGACTGGCCTGAAAAATCTAAGCTCAGCCAAGCAAAAGCAGCCAGTAAAGTTGGAAAGAGTTTTCCAAAAGAACACTTTGTAAAGATTTCCCTGAAAGGAAAAGAAGCTATTAAAAACAAGTTTCCTGACGGAATATGGAAGGGAAGAAAACACAAGGAGTGTTCTAAGAAGCTGATAGGAAAAGCCAACTCTAAGCACCAAGCAGGAAGCGGCAACTCAATGTACGGCACTATGTGGATAACAAATGGGGTTGACAGCTTAAGAATTATGCGCTATGATACAATTCCAACTGGCTACCGTAAAGGTAGAGTTATTAAAAAACAAAGCTAACACTGCAGATAACTTAAGGATAGTTAATGATTGAAGAACTAACAGACACACTACTCACACTACACTTTATATTCATCTCAGTCTTTGTTGCGTTTACCTACTTCGAGCTACGCTCATTTAGAAAGTATGCGGAACTACAGGCTGAACTACTAACAAAACTTAAGGAGTAACACATGACAAAGACATTAGACACACTGATTCCAGACATCTACGAGACGCTTGAACAGGGTGTCGATGTCACACAGCCTCATGTTGCTGAGGCATTAGAAGAAGTCGGCGGCCTTGTGCGAGAGGCAGTCGAAACTATACTCCGTGAAGGTCAGCGTAAAGGTGCATCACACCTACGTTTGTCTTCAATCGGTAAGCCAGACCGTCAGATTTGGTACGGAGTACAGGGCGAAGAAGGAGAGTCTATCAATGGGCAGACTAAGATTAAGTTCCTTATGGGACATGTCCTTGAGGCTCTCCTGATTTGTTTGACTAAGGCAGCAGGCCACACAGTAACAGAAGCACAGGACGAGGTAATGGTAGAAGGCGTACTAGGCCACCAAGACTGCGTGATTGACGATGTGCTTGTGGATATTAAGTCTGCGTCTTCTTTCGCATTCAAGAAGTTTAAAGAGGCACGGCTTACAGACGACGACCCCTTCGGTTACATTGCACAGATTAGTGCCTATGCCACGAAGAACAATCGTAAGGAAGCAGCCTTCTTTGCAATCGACAAGAACAGCAGTGAGCTTTGCATCTTACCAGTACATGACATGGAAATGATTGATGCACCTTCACGAGTAAAGCATCTTAAAGAAGTCGTGGAGAAGGATACAGCACCTGCTCGCTGCTACTCTGATTTGGCAGATGGTAAGTCAGGCAATCGTAAGCTTGCTATTGGGTGTGTCTTCTGCTCATTCAAAAAGAAATGCTGGGCTGATGCCAATGGTGGCCAGGGTCTGAGAGCATTTAAATATTCTAACGGAGTACGTTACCTCACAACTGTGGCAAAGACCCCAGACGTTGAGGAAGTACAGGTGTAATGAAATTCAAAAGAAAAAAATACGACCACGAATACAAATCAAACTCTGAGTACGAGGCTGCACAGCAGCTGCACAAGCAGAAGATTAAGTTTGTGTATGAGCAAGAGAAGCTGGCCTATGAATGGCGTGAGGATAAGAACTACATCCCAGACTTCTTCTTGCCCAACGGAGTTATCCTTGAGGTGAAGGGACGCTTTATGATTGAGGACAGGAAGAAACACCTGTTCATTAAGGCGCAGCACCCTGACCTCGACATTCGGTTTGTCTTCGATAATCCTACCCGCAAGTTATACAAGGGTGGCAAAATGACCTATGCAGATTGGTGCGACAAGCACGGTTACATGTATTGCAAATTAAAAGAGGGCATACCGCAATCGTGGCTTGACAAACAGGATGCAAGGTAGTAAGATAACAATTCACTTGGACGAGTTTCGCCCAGACGAATCCTCACCAGAACGTACCTTGTTCTTGTGTGTTATTCTTCAAGCGTTACTCGATGCAGCTAAGCCAGCTTACGAAGGTGAGCCAGCCACTGCAAGAATAGACAGGGACAGAGCATCGGCTTGGTTCTTCGCCTCAGTAGGTACAACAGCACAGGACTTTGAGGAAGTGTGTACCAATGCAGGAGTAGATGCGGATTACATGAGAGACTTTGCTTACAAAGTTTTGCAAACAGGAGAAATAGATTATGTCAGAAAAAGAATTAACGCAATCCTTGGACACTAAGTTTGGTTACACACAGGTACCAGACGACCCAGTAAACAGCCCGTCACACTACAACAGCAAGGGCGTTGAAGCAATTGACGCTATTGAGGCAAGCATGTCTGACGAGGAGTTCCAAGGCTACTGCAAGGGTAACGCAATGAAATACATGTGGCGTTACAAATATAAGGGCAAGCCTGTGGAAGATTTAAAAAAAGCGCAATGGTATTTGAATAAGCTCATTGCTTCACTAGAAACTATGTAGTATAATTGGAGTCTTCGACTATGCAAGTAACATTGATTGACCATATGGGTAGCGACCTCACAGTTGTGAACGCTGCCCGTGTTTCTTTTAACAAGGAATCACAACGAGTACAGAACGGCAACCATCAAGACCTCTCAGAGGGAGACCAAAAGCTTATCAACTATTTGTCTAAGCACGGTCACTGGTCGCCATTCTCACACTGCTTCTTACAGTTTCGTATTGAAGCTCCCCTCTTTGTCGCACGACAGCTAGTGAAACACCAAGTGGGCTTGGCTTGGAATGAAGTCAGCCGCCGCTATGTGGACGCTACACCTAAGTTCTTCACACCAAAGGCGTGGCGGACTAAGGCAGACAACGTAAAGCAGGGTAGCTCAGATGAGACTATACAATACCACATTGGCTCATACACACGTTCTGCCATTGCAGAGTATGAACGTATGCTTGATGTAGGTATCGCTCCTGAGATGGCACGTATGGTTCTGCCACAGAACATGTACACAGAATGGTACTGGTCTGGCTCACTATACGCCTTCTCTCGTGTCGTTAATCAGAGGCTGGACAAGACATCGC